TATGTGTCTGACCCTCTGTCACCTACTCTCACCCCTATAGAGAAACCCGATGGTGAGATGGGTCTAGCAGCAGGTTTTACTAAGTGGATGTTATGGTCAGATGAAGAATTTTATATTATCCAAGAGCCAGATATCATGACCATCGCCCCGATGTCCACCGAGGCAATCATGATGTACAAAATGTGGTGGAGGAAAGACGGCAAACTAGAAGATGATCAGGACCCAGGAGTCCCCATGAATGAAAACATGGGTCTAGTCGGTAAAGTCTCAGAAATGAGAAAGAGACTAGAGGATCAGTGGAAGAACTCTAAGTAGTATTGTTTCCAACCCTTACATGGTTGAGTATAATGATTATTCTTAGAGTTGTCAAGCTTGACTTCTAGGACACAAACCTTTATAATGCATTTGTGAGAAAAATTAAATATGACTGTAATGCCTCCTAAGAAAAAACAACATTACGTTGACAATAAAAAGTTTCTTGTGGAGATCGTCAAGTATCGAGAAGCAGTTGAGACTGCCAAGCTACAAGACAGACCTAAACCTAGGATCACTCACTACCTAGGGGATTGCTTCTTGAAGATTGCCACCCACCTGTCATATAGACCCAACTTTATTAACTACATGTATAAGGAGGATATGATCTCCGATGGTGTAGAGAATTGTGTCCAATACATCGATAACTTCGATCCCGCTAAGAGCAAGAATCCATTTGCATATTTCACGCAAATCGTATACTATGCGTTTTTGCGACGAATTGCTAAGGAAAAGCGTCAGATGGATATCCGTGATAAACTCATCGAGAAGAATGGTTACGATCAAGTCTTCCACTCTGATGACAACGACAATCACTCTGATATGAATTCCATCAAGAGTCGCATTGAAACCAACATGCGTAACTAACTTCATGCCAACGGAAACCAAGAAGTCCACCCTTGCCACATCGCTGGGATCTAATCCCACAATCGAGAAGGACATCCCCGAGGATGTCGAATGGATTGATGATGCCTTCTACATCAAGAAGACCCGCTTTGGTCTCTATACCAGTGTGCTGAAGAATCCCCTAGGGGCAAACTTCCTCACTGGTGCAACTGAAGAAGGCATTCTTAAGACCACCAGATGGCATCTCAAGTGTCTCCAAGAGGACACTCTTCACTTATACACACGCACAGTAAACAGCACCGTAGGAGTAAAATTGTAATGGCATCAAAGGACGGAAATCAAGATCTTCACGACACACAAGAAAGGGACAACCCTTGCCGTGATAGTAATGACCGTGGTTATTGGCGGAAACGCCTTCGTGCTCTAGAGAATGGAAAGAAGAATGAAAATTCTACTGATAACTGATCAACACTTTGGTGTAAGGAATGACAATCAATTCTTTCAAAAACTTTATAGAAAGTTTTATCGTGATGTAGTGCTTCCATATATCGATAAAGAAGGTATTACTCAGGTCTTGTGCCTAGGTGATACCTTTGATCGTCGGAAGTATGTGAATTTTAATTCACTAGAAGCAGCACGAGAGATGTGGTTTGATCCTCTTGCTGAGCGTGGCATTCGTATGTCCATGCTGGTGGGTAATCATGACATCTATTATAAGAATACGATCAAGGTCAACTCACCTGATCTGTTGCTAGGTGACTACAACAACATCGAAGTCATTACAGAGCCTACTGCTAAGAAGTTTGGTAGTAGGAGTTTCCTTCTTCTACCATGGATCTGCCCTGAAAACCAGGAGCATATCATGAAGAAGGTCAAGTCCTCTAAAGCATCTGTATGCCTAGGACACCTTGAGTTGAATGGGTTTGAGGTTATCCCTGGTCTTAAGATGGACCATGGTATTGACCGCTCTCCATTCGAGAAGTTTGACTTGACATGCTCTGGTCACTACCACATGAAGAGTCAGCAGGGTCCTATTCATTACCTTGGCAACCCTTATCAACTATACTGGAATGATTATGGGTTTGATCGTGGATTCCACGTCCTAAATACAGATGATTTGTCAATGGAATTCATTGCAAATCCCTATAATACCTTCAGTAAAGTCTACTATACTGATGACATCGATGTCTCTACCTTCCCACAGTTGGAAGGGACATATGTTAAACTTGTCGTAGGCGATAAGAAGGATCAAGTTAAGTTTGATCGGTGTGTAAGGAAACTTCAGCAGGTTGACCTGGCCGACCTGAAGATTGTCGAAGACATGACTCAGGAGTTGGGTGAAATTGATGAAGAGATTGAGGTCGAAGATACCCTTTCTATCCTAGAATCGTGCGTCTCGGAGTATAAAAACCACGACGAGATCTTTGGTATCTTAAAGTCCCTATATGTAGAAGCGTTGGAGGTCTAATGTTTGTCCTGACTGACAATAAATCAGGTGGAGTATATGCTGTTAGAGATGATGAAGCAGTAGAGAGGGTAGTCCAGTTATTTGTTGACAAGGACGACGCCGAACGCTATTATGTATTATTGAAAGCAGATGAATACCCTCGTGATCTTACGGTCTCTGAGGTAGACGAAGATACCGTCAAAGAAAACTGTCGCCAATACGGGTATCGCTTCACCGTTATTGGCACTGACGAATTTGTTATCCCGCCACCACAAGATAAATGATCGTATTTGAAAAGATTCGTTGGAAGAATTTCCTTAGCACAGGTAATACCTTTACGGAAATGACTCTCAACGAATCCAAGTCGCAACTTGTTATCGGGTCTAACGGCGCAGGTAAGTCTACTATGTTAGATGCCCTGTGCTTTGTGCTATTTAATAAACCATTTCGTAAAATTAATAAGTCTCAACTGATCAACAGCGTCAATGAGAAAGAGTGCTGTGTAGAGGTTGAGTTTTCTATTGGTCAAGTAAACTATCATGTCATCAGAGGCATGAAACCAGTCGTTTTTAAGGTCCTTAGAAACGGACAACTGCTTGATCAAGATGCTGCTCAGAAGGACTACCAGAAGTATCTTGAGCAGAGCATCCTTAAGTTTAACTATAAGTCATTTACCCAGGTTGTTATCCTAGGTAGCAGCACTTTTGTGCCCTTCATGCAACTTCCTGCTACCCATAGGAGAGAGGTAGTAGAAGACCTGCTGGACATCAAAATCTTCTCCAAGATGAATACTATCCTGAAGGATAGAGTCAAGGATAATAAGGAGAATTTCACATCATGTAAGCATGTGTTGGAGATTTGTGAGACAAAATTAAATCACCAACGTGCATCCATTCATAAACTTACTGAATTACAGGATGGTGTTATTAAAAGTTTGCACTCAAAGTTTAATAACAACGAAGATAATATAGTAAGTTTGAATACACGCAAGCAAGAGAATGATCACTCCATGAGTGTGCTAGCACAGAGTGTTAGTAGTCAGGCTGACGTGCAGGAGAAGTATGAAAGTCTCCGTGACATGCGATCTAAGATCGAGCAGAATAAAAACAAGGCAGAGAAAGATCATAAGTTTTATACCAAGCATGATAAGTGCCCAACATGTGATCAAACACTAGAAGAAGAGCACAAACATCGTCAACTGGTGGACGCTGAGTCACGTCGTGTCAAGTACAATGATGGTTATAAAAAGATCGATGAGCAGGTGGGCATTCTCTATGACAAACTGCGTAGTCTAAAGGGTTATGGACAGTCAATTATTGAGTTGCAGAGCGATAATCTAAACATTGATAAGCAGGTCTCACGACTGCTTAAAGAGAATGAAAACATCATGACTGAGGTCAACAAAGAGACTCCAGATATTGATGCAGAAAGGGTAAAATTAGACGAATATGAGGCAGAATTCTCTGAAAATATTGAGCGTTGTGCTGATGTTAGTAAGGAGTTTGACAACCTGAAAATCGTATCCACTCTCCTCAGAGACAGTGGTATTAAGAGTAAGGTTATCAGCAAATTTGTGCCTATTTTTAACAGTTTAATCAATAAATATCTGCAGTCCATGGACTTCTTTGTCAACTTCACATTGGATGAAGAATTCAATGAAGTCATCAAGTCTCGTTACCGTGATGTATTCTCTTATGCATCGTTTTCAGAGGGTGAAAAGCAGAAAATTGACCTATCTTTGCTGTTTTGCTGGCGTGACATTGCCAAGATGAAAAACTCTGCATCGACCAATCTCCTCATCCTTGACGAGGTATTCGATTCTTCCCTTGATACTGCTGCTACAGACGAATTGATGAAGATTTTGAGGGGTATGGACGACAGGACTAACCTATTTGTGATCAGTCACAAGGGTGACATCCTTCTGGACAAGTTTGATTCCGTGGTTACCTTCGACAAGATCGGAGACTTCAGCACCATGAAGCAGGACAGTCTATAAAGTGGCACCCTACCCCTTTCGGGGTCCTTGTGGGTGTGTATAATAGATGCATACACAAAGAAAGCATGACCGTACAAGAAGTCAAAGGCACTCTCGCCAAACTCCTCGCCACTGAAAACCTCGTCGTCGAGCACAGGGCAGTCAGCACAGCATCCTTCGATGTGCATAAGAGAATCTTGACCCTCCCTATCTGGAATGCTAAGGAAATTGTCTTCAATCTGCTGGTAGCACACGAAGTAGGACACGCCCTCTTCACTCCAGACGGTGACCTTCTAGACAACCTTCCTTGCCCTAAGTCTTATGTCAATGTGACCGAGGATGCTCGCATTGAGAAACTAATGAAACGTAAATTTGCAGGTATTTCCAAGGATTTCTACGGTGGATACAAGCAACTTCATGAGGATGATTTCTTCAGCGTCAAGGAGATCAA